CAACCTCAAGCGTCTTCAGGATCGTGCCGCGGCCGTCGCCGCGCGGATGAACGAACTGGCCTCCGTGGCCGAGCGGTCGGAAGAGCAGACCGCCGAGCTCCGTCGCCTCTCCGACGAGGCCGACACGGTCAAGACCGACCTCGAGTTCGAGGGCAAGCTCGCCGCGAAGGAGGCTGAACTCCGTGCGGTGGTCGAGAAGGCCGCCCCGGCGCCGGCCCCCGCCGCGGCTTCTGTCGAGGAGCCGAAGAAGACCGAGGTGCGGGCGATCTACCCGCATCACACCTCGCTTCGTGCGTTCAACGACGGCCCCGAGGCCGTCGAGCAGGCGTACCGCTGCGGCCGGTGGATCCGCGGCGTCGTCTTCAAGAGCCAGGACGATCTCCGGTGGTGCCGTGACCACGGCGTCGAGGCCCGCGCTCTCAACGAGGGCAGCAACTCGGCCGGTGGCGCGCTCGTCCCGGAGGAGTTCGCGGCTCGCGTGATCCGTCTCGTCGAGACGTATGGCACGTTCCCCGGCGCCGCCGAAAACGTGTCGATGTCGCGGGACACCCTCGTGATCCCCAAGCGGCTGACCGGCACCTCGGCCTACTTCATCGGTGAGGGCTCTGCCATCACCGAGAGCGAGCCCACCTACGGCAACGTCAGCCTGACGGCCAAGAAGCTGGCCGTGGCCTGCCGGATGTCGAGCGAGGTGGTCGAAGACGCCGTGATCTCGCTGGCAGATGCCTGTGCTCAGGAGTTCAGCACGAGCCTGGCCTACACCGTCGACACCTGCGGGTGGATCGGTGACGGCACCAGCACCTACGGCGGCATCCGCGGGATCGCGACGAAGATCAACGACGGTTCCTACACCGCCTCGGTGGTGTCGGCCGCCAGCGGCAACACGGCCTTCGAGACGCTCGATCTCGAGGACTTCCTGGGCGTCATGGGCAAACTGCCCATCTACGCCCGTCAGGGGGCGGCCTGGTACATCAGCCCGTCCGGCTACGCCGCGAGCATCAGCCGCCTGAAGTACGCGGCCGGTGGCAACACCGTCGGCGAACTCGGCTCGGCTGCCGGCGAGACGTTCCTCGGCTACCCCGTGCGGATGGTGCATGTGCTGAACAGCACCCTCGGCGCGGACGCCAACAAGGTCAAGGTGCTCTTCGGCAACCTCGGCCTGTCGAGCATCTACGCCAAGCGGCGCGACTTCTCCGTTCGCCTCTACGATCAGGTCTACGCGACCACTGATCAGGTTCTCCTCCAGGGAACCATGCGATTCGACGTGAACCACCACTCCCTCGGCTCGACGAGCGAGGTCGGCCCGGTGGTCGCCCTCAAGTCGGCTGCCTCGTGATCAACAGGAGCACCTAGCAGATGATCCACGCCCAGAACCACAAGGTCGTCGGTGATGTCCCCACGGCCGCCATCGGCGCGACGGCGACCGCGACCCTGACGATCGACACGCTCGGCTACGACCATTGCAGCGTGAACGTCCTGCGGGCCTCCAACGCCAGCACGGTGTTCGCCAACGTGATCAAGGTCGAGGAGGGCGACACCACGTCGTCGTACTCGAACGTGACCGCGCTGGTCGGTGGCGGCACGGGTGGGTTCACCATCCCCGGCGTTGCCGCGGCCGACACGGGCTCGGCGTCCATCCTCAAGATGGACATCGACACGAAGGCGAAGAAGCGCTACCTGAAGGTGTCCTACACCCCAGGCGCGTCTGCCACCGTGGCGATCGTGGCTCGGCTCGGTCGTGGCGAGGTGGCTCCGGCCACCGCCGCCGAGGCCGGCGTCATCGGTCTGGTCAAGGGCTGATCCCGTACACGCGGGACGGCCAGGGACGGCCGGGAAAGGCGCACGATGCGCGCCCGCTCCTCACTAGGAGCGTTTTCCCATGATGCTGCGAATCGGGTCGTGCGAAGCCGAGGCGAAGGTGGTGGCCCTCATGTCCACCCCTCGCCTCGGCTTCACCGACAACTTCTTCTGTGTGTCGTCTGCTCTGACGCCGCACAAGATCCCCATCGTCAAGCACTCCGGTGCCTTCTGGGGGCAGTGCGTCCAGAGGTCGATGGAACAGGTCATCGACAAGTACGACGTCATCCTGACCATCGACTACGACTCGATCTTCACCGCGAAGACTGTCGAGGCACTGATGACGCTGCTGTACTACTCGGGGTATGACGCGATTGCCCCGCTCCAGCAGAAGCGAGAGAGCAACTCGGTCATGTTCGCCCTGGCCGGGACGGACGTCGAGGCGAAGACCAGCGTCGAGGACGATTGGTTCGCCAAACCCGTCCAGCCGGTCGAGACGGCCCACTTCGGGTGCTCGCTCTTCCGCACCGCGGCCCTGAAAAAGGTCGAGAAGCCGTGGTTCCTGGCGCACGCCAACGAGGACGGCGAGTGGCATTCGGGCCACACGGATGAGGACATCCACTTCTGGAGGCAGTGGGCCAAGGCCGGCAACACGGCAGGGCTCGCCACGAACGTCTCCATCGGCCACGCCGAACTGATGGTGACCTGGCCCAGCCGCCAGGTGGCCGACGGCAAGGTGCAGCAGCACACGACGGACTACTGGAACAACGGCCCGCACGAGAAAGCCTGGGGGGCCATCAAGTGAGAATCCGCGTGCTCAAGTCGTTCGGCGGCTACAAGGCCGGGCAGGAGTTTGAGTGGGGCGACGGCATCGCCCGCATCTTCGCGGCCCGTGGGCTGATCAAGCAGATCGACGCCCCGGTCGAGGAGCGTGTCGAGTCGGCCACGATGGAGCAGCGGACTGAGAAGGCGATGATCGATCACAAGCCACGGAGGCGGCAGAAATGACTTTCACGGGCGGCACCATCGTCTACGTCACCCCGCAGTCCCCGAGCGTCGGCGTCACGCCGTACCGCAGTCTGCGGCGGTACACCGAGCCGGCGACCGAGCCTGTCACGCTGGCCGAGGCCAAGACCCACTGCCGCGTCGACACCAGCGACGACGACACCTACCTGACGGCCCTGATCAACCTGGGCCGCATCTACGTCGAGGACATCCTCGACATCACGATGATCACGACCGTGTGGGAGGCCCGCTACGACGTGTTCCCACTGTGGGAACTGACGCTCCCCCGCCCGCCGATGGCCGCCCAGACCGTCACGGTCATCTACCGCGACGAGAGTGGCACGAACCAGACGATTACCAGCGTGGCCGGATTCCAGGCCGACCCGTATGTGACGCCTGGCCGAATCTACCCGCTCTACAACGGCGTCTGGCCGGCGGTGCGTGGCGACGAGAACAGCGTCACCGTGCGGTGGACCGCGGGCTACGGGGCTGCGGCCAGCGTCCCCCAGAACCTCAAGCACCTCGTGCTGCTTTTGGTTGCCCACTGGTACGCCAACCGCGAGCCCGTGACCCAGGCGAATCTCCAACTCCAGAACATCCCCATGACGTTCCAGACGCTGCTCGCGCAGTCGGGCTGGGGCGGATACCGATGACTCTGAACGCCACCATCGCCATCGACGTGAACGCAGCCAAGGCCGTCACCAGCGGCCTGACGTCTGCCATTGACCAGCACCCGCTGCGGTTCTCGGTCGATGTCGGCGACTGCGCGAAGGTCTGGAGCGACCGGCGAACCGTCGGCGCCTTCGGCTACGACGACGTCGACTTCTCGACGGCAGGCATCAGCACCGTGAAGCTGCTGTGCGTCAAGAACCTCTCGGCCTCCGACATCGCACTGTCGGCCGGTTGGAGCGGCTCTGACTTTCGCAACTTCATCGTCGACGCCCTGGCGTGGAACTTCTCGCCCATGGTCAACCTGGGGAGCCTCAGTCTCCGTGGGCTGCCCATCCGGGCGGGCGGCGTGTACCTGTTTTCATGCCCGAACTCGAGTGGCTTCTCGACGCTATCGGGCGGGAGCCTGCTCCGCATCGGCGGGCCGAGCGGCTCGTCTTACGAAATCTACGTCTTGGGGAACTGATCCATGGCTCTCTCCGCACAGATCGCACTGTCCATCATCGCCCACGAGACGACGTCCGGCGATCTCTCCAGCCAGATGCGGGTGACGCCAGCCACATACGCCCTGATGCTGGCGAACGGCACCGGCGCGAATCAGGCACAAGTTGCGTTCAGCGACTCGACGACGATCCAGGACAACTACGACCAGGGCTACGTCTTCTCCGCGATCACTGATGACCGCGGCACAATCAACATGACGGCCGTCAAGGTGATCTACTTCAAGAACA